GTTGGTTTCCAGTCAACAAATCTATAACTTTCGATATATTGCTTTCGCTCAGGTTCTCGTGGTCTTTCTTTTTGATCTTGCGTACCAAAGATTTTCTCCCAGTTTTCGTAAAATTGTCGTGTGTTTTCTACTCGTGATCTACTGCCCTTGCTCACGTGGATCATCTCCTATCATCATGCGTAGATACCAAATAGCTTTTTCTACGTCTTGCTTTTTATTCTGCTTGTTCTTGCAGCGCCAGATGTATTTGAATGCATTGAGATGACAATACTCTTCAAAGCCTTCGTCGGAAGTGATTTGCCTCATTGCGTCAATACACTCAACCCCCTCGCGATTATAGTGTGCAGGACTATTTACTGGATCATGCACCAGTGTAGGACTTCTGTAACTAAGCCCTTTTCCGTCTTTTGTTTTTGTCCAACCTTCTTGTAAATTGCTCATGGTCTTGTCCTCACTATCGTAGATTTAATTATATCTACGTGTTTATTTTTTTCAATCTTTACTACTATTCTATCCGAATCGTTATTTGCTCCGTGAACTACTTCACCTTCAACAAACAACTCTTTTTTAGTTTTATAATGTTGATACCAAATTTTCATCTGTCACGCCCTCGTGATTCTCTGCTCGTAGTCAGCAAGAGACTCATCCCACCAAGGGGGACGTTCTCGGCCAGTCCAACTGGCGAAAGTAGCCTTGTCAAGATGATAATAGTCACGGTAAGACTGTATTGGATCATCATAGTTTTTGAGTACTTCAGGCATTGCAAGTCCAAATGTGGTAAAGCCCACTCGTTTAAGATTGACTGGGTCGGGTAATTTGTTGATGACTTGCCAGAACGATTTATGTTCTTTGCCATAACGGTATCGGTACTCCTCTGCTAGTGCGTGTGAATAGCACCATGTCCACTCGTAGTTATCGAGAGATGATCGTGTCCAAATAGTACTTGGGTGATTGTACATCATACCAAGGTAGGGGGTTAAATGCCTCTCTTCAGGTTTGAGAGGCTTTTCAATTTTCTTGTATTCGTTAAGCACTGCTGCGTCTTCTTTTTCAAGAGCATGGGGTCGAAAGCCTAAAAGTTGATCCACCCAGATAGCAGTGCACAACAACTGTGCGGCTTCGAGTATCATTTTGTTGACGTGCTTGTCTACATGATACTCGGCGCACTTGTCCAAGTCTTCGTCAAGATAAAATAGATTCATAGAATCTCGCTATAAGTTAAGTTTAAATCTGCGTGATGTTGTTCATCGCGTCGAATATAACGAATCATATCAGACAGCTTTGCTTCTGGTAACATATTGTAGTAGTCGATTGCGATTTGCGGTGCAGGTATATCTTCTATGTGGCCTGCATCAATTTCTTCTAAATAAGCAGTATAACTTCGTACTGCTTCTTCTTCAAAGTAATGTGTCATAAGGTGTGCTGTACGCGGTGCCAATAGATACATTACTAAATAGTAGTGCCAGAATATAAACTGTGCGAGTACAATGAGACCCCGCTCCAGCTTTGTAGGTTGTACTATTTCTATGAAAAACATGAGATGCTTACGTTCGTTTTCTGCTTCCGCTAGCATCTCATGAATCTTACTGCCCTGTCCTTTTTTCAAACCACGAAGGCTGGACAAATGTGTTAGCATTCCAGCAACCATTCCAGGCACGCCTGCAACAGTTTCCAGAACTATAGCTCTATGACCATATCGTTTACGAAAGAACATATCGGCAGTAAACCGAAAGAACTTTGTCATAGATTTTGCTAAAATTTTATTAGACATTCTCAAGTCTTGTCATGAGCCTTTCTGCTCGGTTTCCCACTTGCTTGTGCCATAGAGAGTCTCGACCCTGAATAGCAGCTTCTTTCCAATCCCCATACTGAAGAGCACGGTTCATCATTTTAAACTTGCCAAGTCGTGGTCGACCGAGGTTGAACATCATGTTTACGAGTATTTCTTGTACTTCCCCAGGGAATCCTTCCCATACGTCTGCTTTGTACAGTGCTACGCACTCACTTACAGCCACATCGAGATCTCGGTCAAAGCACTCTTGTACGCGCTCAACTGAGACGGGCTCTCCGACATCGTATCCGTGCTCTGGATCTGACTCAAGCACGAGATGTCCCACTCCGAAGGTTTTGTACCCAAGATGGTCCAAATAAATTTCATAGACGACTCCTTCATCAATCTTTAACTGCTCATAGACTGCTTCTCTGTTCATTTCAAATCCTTTATACTAAGGCTATAACTGCCAAAGGCATCGCCAAGCATAGTAATACTATAGCTACTTGACATACGGCTCCGCATATAGCACAGCCTGTTTCTATTAACTCTGCGGTTTTCATACTTTTTTCTTTTCTCTACTCTTTCGAGGCTTTTTAAGTTTCATCATCTACTTCTAATACGCCTTGGTCGATTAGATACTGTACTGTACCTTCGATGCCGTCTCGGCGTCCAAGATGAAAAGCAGTCTGGGAGGCGCCCCAGAGACAAACCCCAAACACGACAAGAGCGGTGGTAAAATCAAGCATACGAATCTCCTAGGTATTTTTGTAGATGTGTATATTATACTGAAAATCAGAATGGAAGTCAAGAAATTTTTTTGGGAATATCACTTATAACTATGAAGAATATTTTGCTACCAAAGAAAAATAACTCTTGACTTTCAATGAAAGATCCCCTATAATATACAACATGAAAGAATATCAAAAGAAACCTTGGACAATGAATGAGCGTAACTTGCTCCGCAATGAATATTATTGCAAAAATGAGGAAGAGCTGCTCGAGATGTTTCCAGGTCGTTCAATCAACAGTATTCGTAAACAAGTGAGCTACTTACGCAAACGTGGGTGGTGTTTTATTCGCAAAGGAGCATTTTAATGGCAAAGAAAAAAAGAATGGGTAAGAGCAACTACACAAGCCAAGGTCTGCGTCGAAGCAGTACAGGCTGTCGTATGCTTACTCCAATGCAACGTCTACGCAACCAGCAAGAGGCATGGTTGAAAGGCAAGCGCGTAATGCTAGTCATTGACGCTGCTGGTAACAAGGCAGAAGCTCAAGCTGTATGGGGACTACCTCCCATGCTTCGTAAAAAGGAAAGTAATGCCGAAGGTTAAGGTAAGAAACAACAACGTAGAGAGCGCACTGCGTGTGTTTAAAAAGAAATGCGCTGACATCGTATGGGAGTATAGACAACGTGAGTACTATACTTCTAAATCAGAACAACGGCGGCTAGATAAGAAAGCTGCAATAGCAAGAGAAAAAAGGAAGAAAAATGCCAACACCAAGTAATTTTGAACTTGCAGGCGACTTCATGGAAGCGTTTGGTCAGGAGGTACAAGTTCACCCGACTTGGCCTGATTTTAATACTCGTGAACTACGTCTCGAACTAATTAGAGAAGAATATGAAGAACTGGAAGAAGCTATTGAAAATCGTGATATGGTTGAAGTGGCTGACGCCCTTACAGATTTGTTATATGTTATCTATGGGGCTGGTCATGCATTTGGTATTGACCTTGATGAGTGTTATCTTGAAGTCCATCGTAGCAATATGAGTAAGCTAGGTGCAGATGGACGACCAATCAAGAATGAAGCTGGTAAAGTACTAAAAGGGCCAGACTTCTTTGAGCCAAACTTAAAAGATATTTTGGTAGAAGCATGATATCAGGAGAAGTAGGACTGCTTGCAGTATTCCTTTGTCCAATGGTGTTCGGAGGAATTACTTTCTACTATTCATGGAAGGTTGTAGAAAAGGGGCACTAGGCCCCTTTAATTTTATGTAATTTTTACTACTTTTGTAATCTCACATCTTTGTTGCTTTCCTCGCGTTCTCATGGTCACTTTCTGACCCCGCTCCAGCTTTTTGATGTCTACTTTGAGTGGTCGGCCTTTCGCCTGACAATCTGTGACAACGGCGTAGTATTCGTTCCGTTCTTTCACAACTACAATCTCTTGAGCATAAGATATTACGGGCATACACAAGAAGCCCAGCATTACTAGATATTTCAATTTATGTCTCCTATCGTCTCACGACGATCTCTGTCGCTTCACAGCGAATTAATTTAAAACAGTACTTGACTGTAATAAAATTGTAACATTTAGCTACCAGAAATGTCAAGACATATTTTTGTTATGTATTGTCTAAATCGTGTAGAGTAAATACTCCACCCTCTTCTGTTACATATGTAGCAATCTCCACAAATGTTCCTGTGTTTACTACATTGTCTGTTATTAAAGGCATATGTGTGTGACCATATACAATTACATCAGCAGCATATTCATTTTTATACTTCTCTAGTACAGCATCCATGTTGAATGCTTTTGCAATTAACTTTTTTACTCGGTCTT